AGATTAACGCCATTAAAACCACCTTCTACGCCTTTGCTTTGAAAGAACCTATCATAAATCCAATGTTCTTTAGTTGCAGGGTTTAAAATAAGTATAACTCTATTTTGAATATTTTTCTCCCTAATACTAAGGTCTATTGTATCAAAAGTGTTTTCGTCAATTAATTCTTCAGCCTCATCTAACACCCAACAACTAATACCTTGTAATGATTTCAAACTTGCTGTCTGATTTCCTGCTGATGTCTTAATCCCTCTAAATAAAATATCACTTTTACTTTTTGTGTTTATTACTTCAGATTTATTTACATAAAACATTTCTTCCTTATAGCCTAGTAGTCCTATCTTTTGTAGAAATTCAGGTATGATTGACAAGTGAGCAGACACCATAGTATATCTGGTGAACAACACCCTTATCCCTTTTACCATTGTTAGTAATGTTAAGAATACCGTAACAGCAAAAGATTTACCTGACCCCCTACCTCCTGTTATAATAAAGTAACGACAGTCAGATTCAAATAAAGGGTTGTATTTATGATTCAGTCTCAGTTTTGTAGAATGTTATTAATGGCATATGTATCGGTTCATCTCCTGACGTTACATCTATTTTATTAGTTTCATTCATTCCTAAAATGTTTTTAGCACCGTGTATTACAACTGAAGGTACTTTGTCTTTTATACATTCATAGAATTTAGACTTAACAAAATCCTTAGCTATTAAGTCAACATCTTGTACTGCTTGTGCAAACTCTTGATCTTCCTTTAGCCATTTATAATAGTTTGTTCTTGATAAGCCTGTTGATTTTAAAGCTGTAGTTACTACACCTAGACTTGACTCTAGTGCTTTTAACATCTGTTTCTTTGCGATTTGTGTTCTATTTTGTTCCATTTATATAGTCTTTTAAATTGTTTTTAATTTTCCAATTTAATATTTTTTTAGTATCATTTTGTATTGTAATTGCTTTGTATCTTTCTCCTTTCCTTTCAGGTATAAACTTTATGTTGTCAGTAAACATTCTAGCTACATCTATTATTTTATACTCAACATCAGAACTTAAGTACCATTCTTTATTGCTATCTTTCTTTCTTACTTTGTCTAAAGCGTTTACTATATCATCTATATATGTAAATTGTCTGCTTTGTTTTCCATCGCCTACAACCGTTAATGCTTTCCCTTCCTTATATTGTTTTTCAAATATACCTATTACAGTTGCATAATCTCCTTCGGTTATATGATTCTTGCCATAGACATTATAGAAGTAACATATTTCATATTTTAATCCATACCATTTTGAATAGTTTTTAATCAACTCAACCATCTTTGCTTTCACCCAAGAATAAGGACTTAAGTTTTCATTGCCACCAAACTTTGAACTTGAAGCAGAGTAAATCAATTTAGCACCCCACTTCTTACATTGTTCTAATACTCTGCTTGTTCCCCATAAATTGCTTGTCATTAAATATTCCACATCTTTAAAGGATGGTACAACTCTTGAATATTCTCCGAAATGATAGACAATATCTTGTTTAGGTAATTCGTTTATCTTCCAAGTACAATCTTGTATGTACTCTACACCTTTAATATGATTTAATTCCTGCCCTGTAAAATAATTATCTAATGATGTTATTGTAGCTTTAGTATGTTTTTTTAGATGCTTTATTAAATTACTACCTACATATCCTGCGCCACCTGTTACTAATATTTTCATTTATTATCTTTATAGAATCTTTGTAAAGTTTTGCTTTTTATCTCCTTTACTTTTTTTAATTTTAATTTAGTTTTCTTGGTCTGTATTTTATCCCAATCAATATCTTCCCTTCTTACTAATCCGTGTTTAAAATGTTTTCTCCAATTAACGTAGTGGTGTGGCCGATTCCAAACTATTTTAGTCTCTGCATATTGTGGCCATATTTCTTCTAATGACCTTGCTTTTAAAACTTTCTTTTCAAAGGCGTTCCCTAAATATAATTCATCTTGGTTTCCTCCCTTCATTTTAGCTGTTGTTGAAGTTTTATCTACACAAAAGGCATTGAATAATAAAGTACATAAGCCATTATCTAATACTTGTAAACATAAATCTACATCTTCATTATACTTTAACCTCCATCTATACGGCATATTGTTTTTCATTAACATAGCACTATAAGCGTGAACATTAAGCCAAAATGGTTTTTTTGTTGATGGTGTTACAAATGTAGAATAATTAAATCCTGTAATGCCTACGTTTTCATATCTATCTGTAAATTCTTCTAAAACTTTTATAGCTTTATTTCCATTACAAATAATTCTATTGCCTTTTTGTGTTCTTCTAAATGCTCGTATATTATCATCAAAAACCCAATGCCTTTCAAAGCCTTTCTTTATACTATCTTCCCAAGCATAATTTCTTGCAGGATAACTTCCCACACCTAAATTTGAAAATGGTAATTTTGTTACATATTCTTTTCCTAAAGATTCACAATAATTATTGTATTCTTGTGGTTCAACTAATATTTGAAAATCAACACCATCTTGAATAAACAATTTAGCTGTTTGTGGGTTCTCCCATCTTCCTTTAGAAACTATATAAACAGGATAACTATTCATACTTTAAAGAGTTCATATCTTTTCTCCCCTCATAGGGATAGTGAGTAGCCCAAGCAGTTGGTAATTTTTTAGTAAATTCTAAGCCGTGTTCTTTTGCAAATACTTCTCTGTCTATTTCATTTTCAAAATGCACAATAATTTTTAAACTATTTTCTGCAGCTTCAAACTCAGGCATTCCTACCCATTCAGAGTTTTCATCCCCCCTGTTTACTTTATTAATATTATCATCTAAATTTTGCCATACATCTAATCCCCAATCTTTTATTTCAGTTGAATCCCATTCATTACCTAACATAGCCCAATCCCACTCCCCAAAGTTTACATTGTCTTTTACTATAAATTCTTTCTTTTGTTCTTCAGTTAGTCCTTCAGCTATATCTATCCATACTTCTTTAAGTCCTGCATCTTTACTTGCTTTAAGTCGCATATTGCCACCAAGCACCATCATATCTTCATCAACCACAATAGGTCTTAGCTTTAACATTTCAGGAAATTCTTGTATTGACTTTACTAGCTTCTTAAATTTATCATTCTTAATGATTCTAGGGTTGCTAGGGTTTCCCTTTACTTTACTTATCTTAACTTGTTGTTTCATATTATATAATAGAATAATTAATTATTTGTTTTTTAATATCTTGCAACCCTTCGTGATAAACTATTTTCACGCCTTTCTTTTAATGCTTTGCTTATTATCTTACCTGCGCTTGTATGATTTATTTCAAATACATCTGCTATAGTTCGTAGATTTTTATCAGTATTCTTATCAAAGTAATAATCTACTATTTGGTCTACAAGTTCTTTGGAGTAGCGTTTGTACTTTTGTCTCATTTATTTAAAGTCTTCATTGATACCTCTTTCACCTATCAGCTTTTCTTTTGCTCCATCCCATAACATATCACGCCTTTTACTTAGTGATGGTTCTGTACGTTTTAGGCTAGGCATTCCTTCTTCTGGTTCGCTATCCATATACTTGCCACAACCACATTTTACATCAGTAACCCATTTTCCATCATCAAAGATAATCTTAGCTGTTGCAACTTCTTTTTCTTCTTTACCGCATTTACAAGAGTATAAAGTCATTTTGATAAGCCTCCTGTTTTAACTTTACTTTCACCATACAGCTTGTCTAGTTCAAAGTGTAAGTGATTTATAGCTTTCTGTATGTCTTGTTCGGCTGGGTTGCCTTCCTTTTTACCTGCACGAAGTAGGTAGCTTACAGCCGTTCCGACATTGTAAGATAACTCAAAGTCTTCCACTACTTTTCTAGCAGAGTAGTTATACTTTTTTCCTGAGTAGTAACTTGGTTCTTTTTTTGTTTTATAGTCTATTGGTATCGGCATCATTCATTTTTTTTAAGTTGTTATGTAATTTCTTGTTTTTATTTCCGTTTAATTTATGGTCAATAAAGAAAAGGAGAATTGTGCTTATTACAAAAACTGATAATATCAGTAGGGCTATCTTCATTTTTTATTCATTATATTTTTTATATAGTTTTTTTATTCCATCAAAGCAGGTTGATATGCAAGAACCACAATTAGTTCCAGGAGAATAGTTAGTGTTGTAAATTGTATTGTATGTTTCTATCATTCGCTTTTTAGCTGCTACATTTTTTGCCCTACCTGTTTTTAAGTCCTTCCACATATCTAATATCTCATCTATTAATTCTTGTGGCAAATCATCAGGCGCAGTAACTTCAGTCGTTTTATCCCAATACTTTTGAGGGCAAGACATAGGAGCAATACGTGCCTTGATTTTCATAAAACC